ATCACGCAATGACCTAGAAGCTCGCTGGACATTCAACATTGCCAGCCTCACTCGCAAAGTCGAAGGCGTAAATGCTGGTCACTTGATTGAGATTGGTGCTAGACCAAACACAGGTAAGACATCCTTTCATGCCAGCCTCATTGCTGCACCGGGTGGCTTTGCACAGCAAGGTGCTAACTGCATTATCCTGTGTAACGAGGAAGGTTATCACCGTGTTGGCGCACGATACCTGACCGCTGCAACAGGCATGACAATGAAGCAGATTAAAGATAATCCTTCAAAGGCTCGTGACCTTTATCAGCCTGTAAAAGAACGCATTAAGATTAAAGATGCAACAGGTCGTGACATGAATTGGGTTGAATCTATCTGTAAAACTTACAAACCCGACATTATTGTGCTTGACATGGGTGATAAATTTGCTAAAACAGGTGGGTTCGCTAGACAAGATGAAGCATTGAAGGCTAACGCTATTCATGCTAGACAGATTGCCAAGCAACATGAATGTGCTGTCTTTTACATGTCACAGTTAAGTGCAGATGCAGAAGGCAAGGTTCTATTGAACCAAAGTATGATGGAAGGCTCAAGAACTGGTAAAGCAGCAGAAGCAGATTTGATGGTTCTGATTGCGAAGAATCCAGTGGTAGATGGACAGGAAGAAGAAGACACGCAACGCCATCTCAATGTAGTCAAGAACAAATTATCAGGGTGGCACGGCGTGGTGCATTGTAACCTTGAGTATAGAACAGCGAGGTATGAAGTATGATGCAATTAGATATGTTTGAAAAAATTATGGATTCTGATATTGAGTATATTGATTTGAAGGAAGTGCCAATTTACTTTGGAGATAAAGGGAGACGGAGACAGGACTTAACTGCTTCATCTGCTTTCATTGCCTCTATGCCAGATGGCAAGTATCGTGTGTATCGCACAGGTGGAACGCATTCTCTTCCTATGTATGAAGGGCGTAGTGACTTTCCTTTTGTTTTAAACACAAAAACAGGTAAGATACTACAACCTACATTTAGTAGAGCAGTGTATCCAGCTATATCATTAAATAATGGAAGGTTTACAAAACCAATTTATATACATCGTATATGTGCAATGGCTTTTGTTGGTAATCCTGCTCCAGTAGATAGATATAATGTTGATCACATCAATGAAGATAAATTAGATTATGCTGTAAATAATTTAAGATGGGTATCAATGTCAGAAAATATGTCAAATATTCATAATAGAGCAAACAAAACGAATAGCGAATATAAGTATTATTCAACTAATAATTTTGTATAGGATTGACAATGAAACTAACACTTGATGTAGAGAATACGGTAACGCACAGAGGTGGTAAAATGCACCTTGATCCTTTTGAGCCAGAGAATACACTGGTTATGGTAGGAATGCTCTCTGACCAAGGTAAAGAGACTATTGTTACATTCGATCATGCAGAACAACAGAGTGGAGAACACTCACATGCATTTGTTCAGGATATGCTCGACAGAGCTACTGTACTCATTATGCACAATGCTGCGCACGATTTGTTATGGCTGTGGGAGTCAGGTTTCAGATATGATGGCCCTGTGTTTGACACAATGCTGGCAGAGTATGTGCTACAGCGTGGGCAAAAAGAGCCACTGTCGCTTGAGGCTTGTGCAGAGCGTTATGACTTGGACACGAAAAAGCAAGACACATTGAAGGAATACTTTAAGAAAGGATATAGCACACGTGATATACCTCATGCAGAGTTGTCAGAGTATCTATCTGCTGACCTTCATGCTACGCAGCAACTGTCTAACAAGTTGTGGTATCGCTTGAATACTCAATCGGATAGTGGTTTGCTTGGAACAGTTGACTTAACTAATCAGGTTGCTGTATGTCTTGCCAGAATTTATCAGAGGGGTTTTTCTGTAGACAAAAACAAACTAGATGAAGTGAAGCATGAATTTGAACAGGAAAAAATTGAGTTGATAGATAGTTTGCAAAAGCATGTTCGTAAACTTATGGGTGACACACCAATTAACTTGAACAGTCCAGAGCAGTTATCTTGGGTAATTTATGGTAGGAAGGTTCTTGATAAGATTTATTGGGCAACTGCCATTGACCCATACATGAAGGATGCAGAGTTTCGTAGCCTTGTATCTAGTAGTACAGAGAGGCTAAAGAAGACAAAAGCAGAACAGTGCCACGAATGCACTGGAACTGGATACATTCGCAAAATGAAGAAAGATGGAACACCATATGCAAATGCCAATAGGTGTCCATCATGTGACACTAGTGGATTTAATTTTGTAAAAACTAATGAATCTGCTGGTATTGGATTTAAGCCACCATCAGCGAAGTGGGCAAGTGCAAGCGGATTTACTACAAGTAAGCAAAACCTAGAGATACTTGAGGGTGCTGCCCGGTCGAAAGGAATGGATGATGCTGTAGAGTTTTTATCAAAGGTACGCAGACTATCTGCCGTTGACACATACCTTTCATCATTTGTTGAGGGTATAAACCTACACACAAAGAATGATGGCAAATTACATGTGCGTTTGTTACAACACCGCACTGCAACTGGTCGTTTTAGTGGGGCAGACCCAAACATGCAGAACATGCCACGTGGCGGCACGTTTCCTGTAAAGAAAGTATTTGTGTCACGATTTAATGGTGGTAAGATACTTGAGGCTGATATGGCGCAGCTAGAGTTTCGCACTGCCGCATTTTTATCACAGGATGGAGTAGCAATTGAAGAAGTATCTACTGGATTTGATGTACACGCATACACCGCTGAAGTTATTAGTACCGCTGGTCAACCTACGGATAGGCAGACTGCGAAAGCGCATACATTCGCACCATTATATGGAGCAACAGGCTTTGGCAGAACACCAGCAGAAGCAGAGTACTACACCCACTTCAACGAGAAGTACACGGGCATCGCAGCTTGGCATTCCCGATTGGCTAAAGAGGCTATAGAAACACAGAAAATATGCACTCCTAGTGGCCGGGAATTTGCGTTTCCAAATGTCGTAAGAAAAGCAAATGGTAGGATCACAAACTTTACACAGATTAAGAACTATCCAGTGCAATCCTTTGCAACTGCAGACATAGTTCCATTAGCTTTATTACACATTGAAAAACTACTTGACGGTATGCAATCTTGTGTGGTAAACAGTGTTCACGATAGCATTGTAATTGATGTTCACCCAGATGAGGAAAAACAAGTTATAGCATTGATAAATAAGACTAATGATGAATTACCAAACTTGATCACACTAAGATGGGGAATTGTATTTAATGTTCCATTACTACTTGAATCAAAAATAGGAGAAAACTGGCTTGACACGAAAGACGTATCCTGATATAACTATGAAACTTTTTGCAGAAAAGAAAGGAGAATTTAAACATGACACAACTTACAACAATTGATACTAATAACTTTGCTATGATGGCAAAGGCTATGGGTATTGCAGGCGAGGCAGAGACAGGATCAAAATCTAGTTCACTGGCAAGGCTGCGCATTAACCACTCACCAATTATGGGTATGACTGAAATGAATGGCAAGAAAGTCAACATGGAAGTAGTTAGTGGTGGTACATATCGTTTGGACATTCCAGATGGACCAAACTATTATGCTAACTCAATTATCATTCGTCCATATATGCAACGCTTTATGTACAAGCGTTTTGTAAAGGGCAATGACAAAACACCTAATAAGTTTATTAAGACAATTATGGCTGATAGCCTTAATATAGACTTAAAAGATAACGAAGGTGGTTTTAATTGTGGTAAACCTGCGGGATACATCAAAGACTTCAAAGCACTTCCAGAAAAAATGCAAGAGTTACTTAAGCAAATTAAACGTGTACGTGTTGTTTTTGGAACAGTCGAGATGAAAGACCCAACGGATGATTCTGGAAATCCAGTCACTATTGAGGAAATTCCATTTATTTGGGAAATAGACAATCGTGATGCTTTTAAATTAGTTGGGGAGAGTTTTACTAAACTTGCCAAGTTAAAACGCTTACCTATTCAGCATCTAATAACTGCCAATACAGAAGAGCGTAAGCTGCCAAATGGTAGCAGTTTTTATCTTCCTGTTGTATCTCTTGATGTGACAAAATCATTGTCTCTTACAGACACAGAGCAAAACACTTTTGCGGATTTTATGGGTTGGGTAGATAACTACAACACGTACATCATTAACACATGGGCAGAGAAAGCAAAGGATGAAATGAGTGATGATGATATTGATGTCGTTGATGGTATGGTAGACATTGATATAGATGAAGAGGTAGCATAATGAAGCACCCAGCTGAACTGGCACTGCACCAATACATGGAAGATGCAGTAGGTGGTAAAACCACTATGTCTGAAGCAACTATTAAACAGGTTGCTACGGATGTAGCAGAGGCTCTTACTCGCCAGTTTGCTGGTGGCAAAAGCCGGGGCGACTTTAGGTTACGCATGTCAAACATTGGCAGACCATCTTGCCAATTATGGTATGAGAAAAACAAACCTGAAGTTGCCCTACCTTTACCTACCACATTCGTAATGAACATGATGATTGGAGACATCGTAGAGGCTGTCTTCAAAGGTATATTAAAAGAAGCAGGAGTAAAATATGAAGATTCCGATAGCGTCACTCTGGACTTGGATAGCACATCCATTAACGGAACATATGATATTGCTATTAATGGTTCTGTTGATGATATTAAATCCGCATCTAATTGGTCTTATAGCAACAAGTTTGATTCTTTTGAAACATTAAAAGAGTCAGACGGATTTGGGTATGTAGCGCAGCTTGCTGGTTACGCAAAGGCATCAGGTAAAAATGCTGGTGGCTGGTGGGTAGTCAACAAAGCAACTGGTGAATTTAAATATGTACCAGCTACAGGTCTTGACATTGAAGAAGAACTAAATAAAGTAGAAGATACTATTCAGACACTTGAAGTAAACGAGTTTAAACGATGCTTCGAGCCAGTGCCTGAAAAGTTTAGGGGAAAAGAAACAGGTAATCTTGTCTTAAATAAGAACTGCACATTTTGTTCTTATCGACATGATTGTTGGCCTGATATGAAAGAATTGCCAGCCGTTAAATCACAGGCAAAAGAGCCAAAGACGGTGGCATATATTAAACTAGCGAAAGAATATAATGCCGCATAACGCAAATCAATTTCGTGCCGCACGTAAGTATGGCTATCGCAGTGGGCTAGAGTTATCCCTTTCAAAGTTTCTTAAAGAACTTAATGTTTCCTTTGATTACGAGTGCATTAAGATTGAATGGGAAGACCTAGCCTACCGCACATATACACCAGACTTCGTGTTAAATAACGGTATTATCATAGAAACAAAAGGCATGTTCACTGCTGCAGATAGACGTAAACATTTAGCTATCAAAAGACAGCATCCTAAACTTGACATTCGTTTTGTTTTTGAAAACAGTAGACGAAAACTACGCAAAGGTGCAAAGTCTTCTTATGGTGAGTGGTGCATTAAATATGGATTCAGATATTATGATCGCATCATTCCAGAAGACTGGCTTAAGGAGAAGGGTAAAAACAATTATCCAAAGTTTATTGCATTTAGCGGAAGCAAGATAAAAAGGAGAAAGTAACATGAAACAAAAAGATTTAGCTATGATTGACGATAATGATATGATAATACGTGTACGTCCTTATGAAAATAATGATGGCTCTTGGAATGGGGAGATTGATATATCAATAATTTCACAACCAGAAAATACATTTAGTGATGATGACTATTTTCAAATTATGCATTTCTGTAAAATGATGGCATCAACAGTTCCTATTATGGAAAATAATGAAAAAATAAGAGATATGGTACATGATTATGTTGTGAATGTTGTTGACAGTGTTGTTGAAGTTGTGTTAGAAGATGACTACGAGGATGAAAAACCCACTATTGTTTCTCGT